TTTTATGGTAATTTGATATGAGTACAGAATATGGAAGGCTTGGAACAGAAGTAGTACAGAGCTTTAGAAATAATAATGGCATTTTTACACCAAAAGATATTTATGAATTAGATGCAGAAAACAAATGGACTAATTTTGGACAGTTGGAATTGATACAAACTCAAACATATTCTAGTACTGTATCAACAGTAGATTTTACCTCAATTCAAGAAGATGTTTATGATGTTCACTTCATGACTTTTTCTCAAATGAGTGGCGCTAATGATAATGTTGCAACTATGAATATTAGATTTTATGAAAATGGAGTTGTTGAAAATGCAAACTATCAAGTAGCTAGACAAAATGCAGGTTTAAATCCAAGTGTTGGTTTTAATGAAGATAAAAACACAAGTTCAGACAGAATAAAAACATTGTTTGGTAGTGGTACTGCAACAGGGGAAAATGATGGGGGTTATGCTTACTTTTACAATTTAGGCGATAGCACTAAATATAGTTTTTGCAGTTTTCATACTGTTGGACTTACAAACGAAGCATATTTTATGTCTGCGTTTGGGCAAGGAGTTTTACCACAGACAAGTCATGTAGATGGCATACAAGTGAAAGTAGATTCGGGTAATTATAATGATTTTTTAGTATCTTTATATGGGATAAGAAGTTTCTAATGGCTACTAATTTACAGTTTATAAAATCTGCAAGTGGGAGTTCTGTAAGTTCATTATCTGTTACAGATTGTTTTAGTTCTGAATATGATGTGTATCAAGTCTTAATAACTAAATCAGATATATCTGCTACTGATTATGCAGAAATGAGATTTATTGATAGTGGTGGTGTAGATAGTACTGCAAATTATGATTTAGCAACTTTAGAAGTAAAATCATATACATCTTTTAATGAATTAAGAGCAACAGGACAAACTTCTTTTCAATATATGTGGTACTCAACAAATGGTAGTGCTCATCAGACTTCAACAAATATAACAATTTATAATCCTAATGACAGTTCAAGCTATACTTTTTTTACTTTACAAAATGGTGGTAATTTTATTACAGGATTTGGGGCTATGGGAAATAAAACTATTGGTGTTCATAAAGTAGCAGAACAAATAACAGGAATACAATTTTTATTAAGTCCTGCAACTTTTGATAATTTGACAGTTAAAGTATATGGAGTTAAATAATGGCAGGTAGTTTAGTTTTAATTCAAGAAACAACAGTTTCAAGTGGTGTTAGTGCAGTAACATTAACAGGAATAACAAGTGATTTTAATGTTTATAAAGTTATTGCTAATAATGTACAAATTGATACAGATAGTCAACCTGTAAAAAAAAGATTTACAGTTTCAGGGTCAGCAGTAACTTCATCAAGTTATGATTTTGCTTTTCTAAGATTTAGAACAGAAAATACTTTTCAACAATACACGACAGTAGTCATTGTCATGGAATTGCAGGTGGCGTTGTTTTAACTGAAACTTCTGTTATTGACGGAATTACATTTTTTGCAGGAAGTGGCAACATAGACGCAGGAAATTTTAAGTTGTATGGACTTGTTAAATAATATAGTAAGATAAGGAAAGGTAAATTATGGCAAAGACAAAAGAACAGTTACAGACAGAGGCAGATGCAGAGATAGAATCTGCAAAGCCTTTGTACAAGCAAGTTAATAATGAGCGTATGGAGTTTGAAAAAGCAGATTACGATCAAGCAAAAATTGACTTAGGTAACTCAAAATGGGAAGAGCAACAGTTCGGATATATCCAAGCTAGACAAGAATCGTATGGATCTATCGGAGATCAGCTAGACCAACTTTATTGGGATATTGATGCTGGAAAGCTAGATAAAACAGGCGAATGGTACAAAGCTATCAAAAAAGTCAAAACAGATAATCCAAAACCTAGTTAATAATTAATAAATAGTTATACTAGCCACATGGATTCTTTGCAAGAATTTCAAGACAAACAGGGTGCGGTTTCTGGTCAACAGGCACCTCTACGCTTTATATTAAAAGATCCAAAGGCACTTGCTATTTTTTTAGAAGTTGCAAAAGAAGCCGAATCAAAACACATCTCAGATACAATTGCAGCTAAATATTTAACACAGAATTACGATATTTTTAAACACCTTAACTACAACACAGTTAGAAGATACTTCAGGGATTTTAGAGATGGCGTCTTTGAGTGATCTAGAAAAATTTAAGCAAACGATCAATGATCGCTCACCTTATCAAAAAAAACAGATGAAACATCCGAAAGGTTTTGAGCCATCAGGATATTTCAACGAGGCTACAAAAAGCGGTGAGATTGTTTCGAGTCCACAAAAAAGTAACGAGGTGGATTGGAAAGAACAACTTGAGTCATACTTCGGCAAAGATGCATCTAAATATTCTGTTGTTGAAGGCACAGCAGAGATAAGATTTTGGGATGTCAATGTTGGAAACATGGAAATTGAGAGGCTTTATTATTTCAAAGCAAAAATAGTCTCATCTGGTACGAGGATGCGAGATGATGATTTTAATGAGCTTCTCAACAAAACTAAAAAAATAAAAAAACCACCTGTTAAAAAATTAAAAAAAGGCAAAACTTTCTGTGTGGCACTTTCAGACTGGCAGATTGGTAAAGAGGGGAGTGATTCAACAGTTGATCGTTGGATGGCAGCAATACCTAAGATCAAAGATCAAATAAAGACACTTAGACGATCAGAGCCTATAAATGATCTTTTAATAGCAGGACTTGGCGATATTGTAGAGGGATGCGGTCACTATGCTATGCAGGAGTTTCAATTAGAGCTTGATTTTAGACAGCAGCAAAAGGTAGCAAGAAGGATGGCTTATCAAGGGATCAAAGAACTCGCTCCGCTCTTTGATAAAACATTGGTTGCTTTTATAGGAGGAAATCATGGTGAGACAAGAAAAGATGGCAAAGCCTTCACTACCTTTGGTGATAATAAAGATGTTATGTTAGCGGAAGAGTTACAAGAGATATTTAAAGAGGCACCTGCTTTCAAAGATAAAGTTAAGTTCATAATACCTGAAAACGATCTGCATTTGACTTTTGATTGCTCAGATACAGTTCTAACGATAATTCATGGGCATCAAGCTAGGCGAGGGGGGACAAATGCACAAGCAAAAGCTAGGACTTGGTTAGCCGATCAAAGTTTAGCTAGGTCTGAAATAGCGGATTCAGATGTACTATTGATGGGACACTATCATTTTTTCAGTGCATATTCAGCTGATGGTAATAGATTGATCTGTCAAGCACCTTCTCTAGACTCAGGATCACAGTGGTTTGACAATGTAAGCGGTGGACGTAACGGCTCTGGAGTCCTCACTTTAGTTTTGGGTGGGGATGAAAAGTGGTCTAATATAAGAGTAATCAGGTAAATTATGAAACTTGAAGTTTTAAGAATAAATAGCTCTGACGATTTCACATCAGGAATCTTGTTTGACGTGTCTAACAATAAGCGTAAATTTTTAGCATATACGCTTGAGGATGAACATAGGGATCAAAAAGTAATGCATGAAACGAGAATTCCCGCAGGGCGATATAGAATTACACTACAAGAAGCAGGTCGCTTCCATACAAAATATAAAAGCAAGTTTGCATCAAAAGGTGCAGATTGGTGGAAGGGATCTATTTTAGTTAACAATGTGCCAAACTTTACAGGAATATTATGGCATATAGGTAATAAAGAATCGGCAACCAGTGGATGCCTCCTTTTAGGCTTAGATCAAAAAGAGTCTAATTGGGTAGGTAGCTCAACAGCAGCATTCGAGAAAGTATATCCAATTGTTAGGGATGCAGTATTATCAGGTGATCCAGTTTGGGTAGAGTATAAAGATTATGATGGAGCAATTTTATCTAATAAAGTAAAGGACTATGTTCCAAAATCATCAAGCGATGACAATGTTCTAGAGGAACTCAAACAAATAAAAACAGAGCTTACCGCTTTGAGAAAAGCGTGGATACTTAAAGGTCTTCAAGTAGATTAAGGAGAGATATGAAAAATAAACAATATTGGTTATTCGTTTTGAATAAAGCGTTTAGAACAGGTTTACAATCTGCTATCAGTTTGTATCTTGCTAATTCCACAGGAATAATAGACGCACAAGTTATGGAATTAGTGGGCGTTGCATTTTTGACAAGTGCACTTTCTGTACTTCAAAATGGGCTAGAACAATATAAACCGAAACAAACTTTTGAGGATGTTTCAGTTGAAAATAAAGAAAAGCAACCATTTGAGGATGCTTGAGTAAAAGCTGGATTCAATTCAGGATCGACATAAGAAATCTTTTAAAAGTTTTTTACTTTTCTATGTTTGATTTTATTGAATACCTAGAGAGAAAAAATAATGAAAAATTGTTAGAATTAGATAGTGAACTTAAAGGATTTTAGACTAGCAATAGCTTAAACTTTTAGGATTCATTACTCAATGAAAAAGGGGAGGATTCGTATCCTCCCCTTTTTTTATTATTGTATAAGGGCAAAAGCACTGGAGGAGGTTGTAACGTACTACTAAAAA